TGACCCTACAAGTCAAGTTTCAGCCTTTATGTCTGATCAGACTTGGCTTAGGTTCGTGCAAGCAGAAGCTATAACAATAGCAATGCCTGCCGCATTTGCTTACCTTGATGTGAAATAATAGGGTAATAAAATGAATGAAAACGAAATATGCATGATTGAAGTTATAAAACTTGCTGGTTATATATCTGGCGTTAAAATTACGATGGATAAGAAATCAGCAGAAGTTTTAGAGAAATCAGGAGCTATAAAAATTCTTGATGTAAAATCAGAAACAAATAAAATAGCTCCTGAGGTTTCAAAAAAAAAGTTAGGATTAGGAGGTAAATAATGAAAAAGGTTATAGCCCTTATATTTTGTCTTGGAGTTTTCAGTGCATTAGCATCCGCTTCTGCTACTGATTATACCGTTGCAGTTTCTACTTATCCGATTGATGAGGCAGCTACAATGGCTGCTGATATATCTGGAAATATAGCTATTGAACAAATATCTATATTCAACTTAAGCACGACAACTGCACAGACTGTGAGCATTTATAAAAATTGCTCATCTACGACTACAGTTAGTTTGATATGGAAAGGATATATTCCAGCTGGAGAAAGTTCAAGAAGTATATTCTTAAATTTTCTGCTCTACAATACTCCTCTATCTGTGACAGATGTATGCTTTAGAAAATCAGACGCAGGTAGTGTTGTTCAGTTTAATGTTCACTATAGATAAATAAATAATATTCATATTCAATTCCCTCATCCTCGCTCTGATATTTACTTATTAGGGCGAGGATCGGAATAATAGGAGACATAATGTCAGTAACCGCTTCGGATAATGCTTTAACAACAATAGCCGATGTTAAATATGTCTGGGGTAGAAATCAAGATGACACAACTTATGATGATCGTATTCAGACATTGATAAATATTATAAGCGGTAGAATTGAAGCATTGTGTAATCGTAAATTTAAGTTAGCTACTTATACTGATGAAGTTTATGATGTGCCTCGTGGCAAATATCTTTTTTTAAAACAATATCCTGTTATAGGCACTCCTGTTGTAAAATTGAATGATGAAATAATTAATGCAAGTTATTATAAAGTTTATAATGATGAAGGATATTTGTATAGTGATAATGGCTGGGATTATGTAGATGATAGACATAGAGAGTATAAAGTAACTTATCAGGCTGGATATTCTACAATCCCTGCTGGGCTCTCTGAAATATGTATAGAATGGGTTATAATGCTTCTTGAAGGAAGGATGAAAGATGCAAAGGTTGACCATTCAGATATTGTTTATAATCCTCAGGCTTTTGTTGATGGACTTGCTCCTTTTAAAAGAATAGAGTTTTGATTATGATAAAGATGTCAGTTACTATCGTTGATGCTGATAAAGTTATCTCAGCATTGAAAAAACTTAGAAATGATATTAATAATGCTTCTCGTCTTTTTATGATGAAAGAAGGTGCTGAGATGGAATCTGAAATAAAGAACTCTATGAAGACAGGTGGCAGACTTTCTACAAAGGGAGCAAGAGGTGGTAAGCAACGAATACATAGTCAACCTAATCAACCTCCTTTCGTTCAGACTGGTCGGCTCCGTGCATCAATAGGTTATCTGCTTTCAAAAGAAGGAAAAGATAATAATTTATTCCTTGATATAGGAGCAATAAGAGAAACAAAAGGTGAAGTTACATATGCTAAAGCTCTTGAATTAGGAACGAGTAAGATGGCTCCTCGTCCTTATCTTATGCCTGTTGTAAAAAGACATATTGATAAATGGGAAAAAGAAATCGGAATAAGGATAGACAAATTAAAAATAAAATGATACGAGATTTAATTAAATGGCTTGAAGCAGATTCACAACTTCAAACTTTGTTACAAGGTAATGCTGGCAACAAAAAAATATTCTGTATTCAAGCACCCCCTGGAGACACAACACCTTACATCTTATATTTTGTTTCATCAGAAGGAAGCAACGATTCTGTGCTTGAAGAGAGCATGATAACCTTGACAGCATATTCTGAAATTTATGATAATGCTGTATCTATTGCTTATAGACTTTCAGAATTGTTAGATGTCTGGGAAGATATAAATATCACATCAGATAGATTTTATATATATTACAGTCGTAAAGTTGGCGGAGTGGATACATTTGAGAATGATACAAGATTGTATTCACACAGCTGTATATTTCATATTAAATATAAAAGGAAGAATGGAGGATAAATGCAAAGTCAAAATATAGTATTCGGGTTTAATCTCGGTGTAGCGTCTCAAGTAAAAATAGGAGATTATGCAGGCGGGGTTAATAATGCTGTAGATGTTGGAAGAACATCTGATGGCATTGAGTTCTCACTTGAAAAAGAAATAAAACATGTTGACACAGACCAAGACCCAGGACCTACTGCTGCAAAAGAAGTTAGACGAGTTGGGAAACTAAAATTCAATTTGGCTGAGGCTACATTATCAAATTTAGCTTTGGCTTTTGGATTGCCTACCTCTGCCGTGTCAAATGGAGTATTAAAATTAGGAGCACCTTCTAATGGCGAGCTTTACAGAGAAATTTTCTTTTACGTTGATGGACCCGCTGGTGGGACAAGGATGTATCACTTCCCTAAGTGCGTGATTTCTGGTAGTGGTGCTCACTCATATAAGAAGGATGATAAAACAGTTGTTGAGATGGAGATGGATGTTTTATGGGATAATGCTCAAGCTTCAGGTGCAGAGATGGGAACATTCACAGATACAAATGTTGACACTACACCTCCAAGCGTAGCTCTTTCTACTCCTGTTGATGGTGGAACTGTTACTAAAGATACAAAAAATGTAGTTGAATGGACTATAACAGAAGCTGGGCAGATAGACCAGTCTACGATAGTATATGGTGATACTTTCTCTATTATAAATACAACGACACCTGCATCTGCCGCTCTGGTTGCTGGGACATTAGCTTATAATGCTACGACTAAAAAAGTTACATTCACTCCTACAAATAATTGGACAGCAAGTAATACCTTTCAGGCGATAGTTACAACAGGTCTTAAAGACCTTGCTGGTAATAGATTGGCTGCAACTAAAATTGAACAGTTTAATGTAACGACATAACAGAGTAATCCTTATACACAATGGGGCATAGGTAAAACTTTGCCCCATAGGAGATATTTATGAGTGAAATAGAAACTTTGCTTCCTGTTGAAAAAATTATAACAGTCAATAATAAAAAATATACAATAACAAAAATGACACTTGCACAGAATATTAAACTTTTAAGATTGATTGGTAATTTACACGAATCTGTAAGACAAAATATAATCAATAACAGCATTGATAAAAATGATTTGCCTGCTTTGCTTGAAGGAATAGCAACAGAAAATGCTGATGGCTTATTGAAAATATTATTAAAATCAGATGATGATTTTTCAAATATTACAATGGAGGATTTTAGCGAAGTTATAAAAGTTGTTACTGAATTAAATGACTTTGAAAAAATATTCGCAAATTTTCAGCAGACGACAAAGAACCTAAAGGGGATAGCCGAGAAAATAAAAGGAATGCTCTCTTTGTCGTCGTCGCAAAAATAGCATCCACCTTCGGCTATACTTTTGAGGAAGTGCTTGACCATTCTACTGAATGGATTACACTTGCTTACGAGCAGGCTGTTGATATTGAAATAAGTCAATATAAATTTTGGACAGATTTTATAGGTTCTATTATGGGTGTTGGAGTTGGAGTTAAAGATAATAAAAATATTATCAATAAATCTGGCTCAACTCCCACGACAGCCGAGCTTATGGCAATCGGAATAAAGAGGAAAAAATAAATGGCTGGAGAATTCGCTAAATTCTACATACGACTTGGAACATTATTTGACCCTAAGGGATTGGAAGAGGCAAAAAATCATATCAATCAAACTGATGATTCAGCATCAAATCTAAAATCTACATTCACAAAAATAGGCGGTTTGTTCGCAGGCGGTGCTGCAATATATAAAACAATAGACTTTGCAAAAGATTGCTGGAACGAATATGCAAAGTCAGAGGAAGCTGTCGCTCGTCTTAATCAGCAATTGCGGTCGCAGGGAATTTATAGCGATTCGCTTTCTACTCAATTACAAAATTTAGCTTCTGAAATTCAGAAGATAACTACTGTAAGCGATGATGATGCTCTTGCTGTAATGCAGTTAGGTTTGTCAATGGGCATCTCTGCTGATAAGATAGGTGAAGCTACAAAGCAAGCGATTGGTCTTTCAAAAGCATATGGCGTTGACTTAAATAGTGCTATTAAAATGGTCGCTCTTGCTGGTCAAGGTGATTATACGATGCTTCAGCGATATATCCCTCAGCTCCGCTCTATGACAGACGAAACAGAAAAGGCTGCAGCTGTTACTAAACTTTTAGCTGATGGATTTACTATTGCTACAACAGAAGCAGAAACAACAAGCGGTAAATTAAAAGTTTTTGAAAATAGAATAAGTGATTTAAAGGAAAGAATTGGAAAGGAATTATTACCTGTAATAGATTTTTGGTTAAAAAAATTAGAATCTATAGTTGGTTGGCTTGAAGAAATAACAAAATCAGAAGAGAGAGCAAGTAATGCTGGTAAAAGTTTGAATGAAATAAGACTTGATGCTACTAATGAGCAAATAAAAATTTATAGAGCAAATTTACAAAAGATTATAGATTTACAAGCACAAACATCAAATGTTATATCAAATAAGCAGTGGCTTGATTATTCTACTACTTTAAAAAATTTAACTGATACAAAAATAGAATTAGAAAAAGCAATAGCAAAAGAGAAGGCAGCCAAACCCGCAGAAAAACCTGCACCTAAACCTCCTGCAACAATTCCTGCTGGAATGAGTGAAGAGGAACTTGCAGAAGCAAAAAAACAAGCAGAAAGAAAATTAAAAGAAGTTGATGGATGGTATCTATCAGCAAAAGGTGAGGCGGAATTAAGTTATTTACAATTTATATATGGCGAACAGGGTTCTTGGGATGAGAAAACATTAGAGCAAAAGGAAGCTCTTATGATTAG